TAGATGCAGCTTCTGGAACGTATACACTTACTGGTACTGCTGTAACTCTAGATCCTGTATATAATCATACATTAGATGCAGCTTCTGGATCATATACACTTACTGGTACTGCTGTAACTTTAGATCCTGTATATAATCATACATTAGATGCAGCTTCTGGAACGTATACACTTACTGGATCTACTGTAACTTTAGATCCTGTATATAATCATACATTAGATGCAGCTTCTGGAACATATACACTTACGGGTACTGCTGTAACTTTAGATCCTGTATATAATCATACATTAGATGCAGCTTCTGGAACATATACACTTACGGGTACTGCTGTAACTTTTGATACTGAAGGCGCTTATACATTAGATGCAGCTTCTGGAGCTTATACACTTACTGGTACTGCTGTAACTTTAGCTCCTGTATATAATCATACATTAGATGCAGCTTCTGGAACGTATACACTTACTGGATCTACTGTAGGTCTTAATACTGGATATGTATTAGATGCAGCTTCTGGAACATATACACTTACTGGATCTACTGTAGGTCTTAATACTGGATATGTATTAGATGCAGCTTCTGGAACATATACACTTACTGGATCTATTGTAGGTCTTAATACTGGATATGTATTAAATACAGCTTCTGGAACGTATACATTAACTGGTACTGCTGTAACTTTTAATACTGAAGGTGCTTATTCAATAGATGCAGCTTCTGGATCATATACACTTACTGGTACTGCTGTAACTTTAGATCCTGTATATAATCATACATTAGATGCAGCTTCTGGATCATATACACTTACTGGTACTGCAGTAGATCTTAGTGCTGGATACGTATTAGATACAGCATCTGGAACTTATATACTTACTGGTTCTACTGTAGATCTTGATCCTGTATATAATCATACATTAGATGTAGATTTCGGAATATATACACTTACTGGTTCTATTGTAGCTCTTGAACCTGTATATAATCATACATTAGATGCAGACTCTGGATCCTATATACTTACTGGTACTGATGTAGGATTAGGTCTATCTAATACTTATTCATTAGACGCAGATTCTGGAGCGTATACACTTACAGGTTCGACGACAGTATTTGATATTATTTATAATCATACATTAGATGCAGTAGCAGGAACTTATACATTTACAGGAAGTTTTGTATTATTTGACACGGAATACACCAATAGTTTATCTTATTGGGCAGGAGTTAAAACTTTTATAACAATAATAGAAGAAGAAAAGGCTGTATCTTTAGTAAGTAATAATATTTCAATATATAATACTTCTAAAACTAAGGATATGCCTATATAAGAGGAAAATATATGAATGATTCCGAAGAATCTACTGACAAAAGTGTAAAAAAATGGTATATTTATATTTTATTAGCTTCTTTACTTTCTGGTGGTGGATCTTTAGGCATTAATTCATTAACTTCATCCGTACGAAATGATTCATTTACAGGTGCACAAGGTAAAGAACTTAAAGAACTTATGTATAATTTATATGGTGAACAAACTAAAAGAATAGACGAAAAATATAAAGAAATTAGTAAAATAGATGATAAATTAGTTATTGCACTATCAAAAACATATACGAAAGATCAAATACGTGAACGTATAACAGATATAAAACATCGTATAGAAAAAGTAGATATAGGAGCTAAAACTAGATGTGCTCGTATGGAAAAGACAGGTATAAAAGTAAATGAAGATATACGACATATATAGTCTTATAGCAAAATTACCTCCACCACCATTACTTACAGAAGTAGCTACAACAATAATTTCTATGCAAAAAGAACATGATTGGATGGTTAATAAATTAAGGAGAATACCTTAATGATAACAGATCCGACATGGTGGCTAACCTTTGATTATAAACTATCTTTAGTTGTTATAGTAGTTTCAGCTTTGATAAGTGTAGTTGTAGGAATATGGCGTTTATCAAAACGATATTCAGAAATACTTCACGGATTGGATGAAAAGGTTTCACATAGCGAACTAAAGGCATTTAAAACTGAAATCCTTGACCATGTGGAAAAGTCTTCAGATCGGATCAAGGTTGATATGGCTCAAGACAAGAAGGAAAATCGAGGTGATCACAAAGACATTTTAATATCTCTTGGTGAGTTAAATCGTTTATTTGTTACTCATATAGATAGAAAAAAATAAAAGAGGATTACTTTAAAATGGCAAAACAAACAGTAGATTTAGGAGATGGACCTGATATAGGTATATCAGATAATTTGTATGAAGGGTTTACTAAGGTAAATGAAAATACAGATGAGTTATATAGTAGAGTAGAAAATTTAGAATTAAAAGAAAGTAGTGTAGTATTTGAACTTACAATTGATTCAAATACTTTATTTGCTAATTTAACACCTATCAATACTACTTATGATAGTTATATAATTACTAATACTGAAGATTTAGATCCATTAAATACAGATCCTTTATGGGTACAAGGAGTACTCCCTACTCAAATAGAATTACCTGATTGGAATTCTTATACTTATTATTTATGGTTATTAGATAATACTACAGTTACTGAGGTACTTACATCTGATGGTTCTAGCGGGGTAACAGTAACACCAACAAGAACTACTGAAACGCCAGATGATGTTACGTTTATCGATGTTGAGAACGCCCAACTAACCTTTGTAGTTACTTCCAATGCAGTAACAATCTCAGGATTACTCGCTCAAACAAGTATTTCTATTACTAATGGCGAATACTCTATTAATTCGGGTACTTTCACAAATGCAGATGGTGTTATTTCAAACACTGATACTGTTACATTACGTCAATTATCATCAGGAAGTGTGGTGACAACAACAACAGTGACAGTGATACTGGGAGATCGTACTGAAACTTGGAATGTAACAACAATCTCAGATATATTTTTACAATCATTCACCGCCACTGTTGATATCGATACAACGACTGCTGATTTAACCTGGGGATATCAAGGAGCAACACCTCCGGTAGAATGGATCATTAAAGAAGACGATACAAGTTTCCCTGCTGTAGATGATGGTGACTGGGACGACACGGGCGAACCAGAAACATTTGCCTTGTCTGATAACAATTCTCATACGCTGACAGCGAGGGTAAAGGATGCTGATGATAATATCAGCAATGCTATTACTGTAACTGTTACTCCAACGACAAGTGCATCACCTACGATCACATCATTTACAACGCTGAATCCAACTGCCGGTTCCCAGGCTTATCTATTTTCATTAGCAGCAACAGGTACCATCACTCATTACATGATTACTGACAATGACCTGGATCAACCTGCAGAGGGTGACGGTGGATGGGTAGCATGGGCAGGTGATTATACGGATGAAGCAGCTACATTAGATGCACTTGTCGATACGACGGTTCGAGCATACGTCAAAAATGATGGAACAAGTCCAGATGATATATCAGCAGCCGCTGCATCCTTTGTCGATACATCTGTATCGGGCATAGATACAGCGCCGAATGGTGATTATCTTTGGGTTAATGATCCATCAATTTCAGCAACAAACCTTGGGCGTACCTATTCTGGTTCTGGGTCTCTTACCTTGGATGGCACATCTGGGGGATTAGATGCTTTAGTAGATACTACTGGGGATGATGATAATCATTCTGTAACAATTGCCGGAACTTATACAGCAGTAACAATTCAGAATTTTGATTTTCAGGGTTCAAATTATGGTCATATCTATATAAATAGAGGAGGCAGTCCCGGGTCGCCAATTGATGTAACAATACGGAATTGCAAGTTTGGCCCAAGCAATGTAAATGCTTCAGCACCAAATCTGTTTAAGTCTGCTATATCTTTATATCAAGTTAATAATTCAGATGTTGATATTTTAGGCAACTGGTTTGATGATCCAGATTCAGTTATGACTTTCGAGAACTGTGATTCAATAGCATTAAGGGTGCGACATAATTTTGTTAGCGATACACATGCGCGGAATACTACTGTTAATTGGTTACAACGGGGAATTAACTTCATTATTAGTCGGGCTGGCTCATGTACTGGGGACATTTCAGAGAATATTATGTATAACCCAACGGGCACTGCACAGATGCAGGACTACTTCAATATAGCAGATCCTCGGGGCAGCATAGGAACGCCATTTGATATTACAAGAAATCGCATTTGGTATCCTTCATCTACATCTAGTACAGAAGCAGTCTTCCAGATATCGGATGGTACCGCTAGTACCTATATAGATATGAACGAGAACACAATGATAGACGCAAATACATTTTTACAGTTTTCGTCTGGGCGCGGGCATCTATTCCGAAATAATAAGGGTTATACATCTGAGGCATTCCCAGCTGTAGGATCTGGTTATATCGTGCAGGTATATAGATATTCTATTGACCCTGGCGGACTATATGAATGTGAGTTCAGTAATAATACATTTTTGCATAATTATGATGATGGGAGTGGTAATTTAACTCCTCTCCGCGATGGTACAGGGTATTTTTACCCATCATACGGGCGAAATGAAGATGGATCACAAGGCCCATGGAATCACGGATTGAGCAGCGAGTCTCCAATTACTGGATTTACTACCACTAATGACTGGAACCATTCAGATTGGGCAAATGGAGTTGGTAAGTCAGAATTATGGCGGGCATCCTGGACGCAGTTTAGTTATGCAGGAGCAGATGGACTTACCCCCACAATTAATTACGATTCCCCATGGTCAGGTGATGGTGGTGATCAAGATTTTACAGCGAGAAGTGTTACCTCGGCAGCTTATGGTGATGGCGCAGCAATTAATTCTATTCAGCAGCACGATCTGATAGCCCTAGTATCAGGAGGCGTGGCGCCTTACGAGATCACTTTTGTAAATAATAAATCTGGCGGGATTACAGTTACAATCAATCCTGATGGTCAAGCCGTCATATGGACAGAAGATGATACGGCAGGAGTATTTACTTACAATTACACTGTGACAGACTCAGAAGGATCTACAGCCACAGGTACTATTAGCGGAACGACTGTTGATTCATCTCCTGCTACATCCCTGCACTATGACCAGAATGATGAAGATTATATCTGTATCGATGTAGTAGATCCTCATGAGTATTATGCAAGAACTTGGGGAGATCCCCCGCTATTAGCTGAATGGGAAGCAAGACCAGGGAGTGGATCACCAAATAATACTTATATGCAGTGCACCCCCTATTCTGGGAATATTGCTTCTGATGATGTCGAGACTGATTCTTGTGAATTAGTCTACAGATTGCATTTTGATGCAGACGGGACTTATACAGTCCATGTCTGCGGGATGGCACTTGAGTCATCTAGTTATAGTGAGGTGTGGGTTGGTTTTAATGATGAAGTTGACTTGAATTATATCAAGGTCACAGTCGGAACTGACCCGATAACATCCGCTGACTGGTATTGGGATGACGGGACAGCAGATGGATCAGCGGTACAGATCATCGATCCTGCCAGTGGGGATACTAATTACAACCTTCATGTCTGGAAGAAGAGAGGTGGATTCGCTCTTGGTAAGATTGTCGTTACCAAAGGTGCTGAGCCAACAGGCGCTGGACCCGCAATAAGTCCACAGGCTCCATTCTAACTGATCATGATTCCAGAAGATCCTATTTGGTGGGGAACATATGTATTTGATTAATAAGATAGAGTTAAAAAATGACAAATTTAAAAAGAGATGAAATAAAATATATTAGAGACATTAGTAAGTCTGCATATGCTAAAGAAAAGGAATGCTATATATGTGGAGCCACAGAAGAATTACAATTTCACCATTTTTATTCTATGACCTTATTGTGGGAAAAATGGAAAAAAGATAATGGATATAGCGTAAGAGATGTTGATCATATTTTAGAACTCAGGGAAGAGTTCAAAGATCATCATTTAAAAGAAATATATCAAGATACTATTACATTATGTAAGTTCCATCATGTAGAAAAATTACATAAGATATATGGAAAAGTACCATCATTAACTACAGCAGAGAAGCAAAAACGTTGGTGCGACCGACAAAGAGTAAAGTTTCAGGAGAAGTTGAATGCCGGCTGAAAAAACTAAAGCTAGAAGTAAATTATGGCAAAATTTAGATTCTTTAGATTCTAGATTAGATACTATAGAAACACTAAAATGGGAGGATCTGAGATTTCCAGCCATAGGGCGAAATATTGATGTTTCGGCTGGTAGGATAGATTATGATTTTGCCGAACTTGGGGTTGGATTCGCAAATAATACTCGATATACTGAAGAGATGGTAGGTCACATTATTCAATTGCCGCATGCTTGGGCCGAAGGCTCTGAAATAAATCCGCATATTCATTGGATACAGGCACAAGCGGCTGTGCCCAATTGGATGATTGAGTATAGAGTATATAATAATGGGGATACTCCTCCAGTTTCTTGGACACAAGCAATAACAAATACGCCAGCATTTACTTATACTAGTGGTAGTATAGCACAGATAAGCGGTTTTTCTAGCATCTCGATGACAGGTTTAACAGTGTCTTGTATGGTGGATATAAAACTATACCGGGATACAGGGAATGTTAGTACACTTTTTTCTGGGGCAGATCCTGTAAATACAACAGTGCTTTTGAAGGAGTTTGACATTCATTACCAAAGTGATGCACGTGGTTCAGTTGTGGAGTACACAAAATAAAATATAATAAAATAAATGGCGAAAAGGTTTAGCGACCCTGGTAGTACTCCGATTACTATCTAGCCTTATTCATCGGAGAAATAGTATATCATGTTAAATTAGTTAGTAGATTGCATGTATCAAGTAATCTTCAGATAATTACGGCTGAAGAGAATTTACAAAAGAGTAATAAGTTTAAAACATAGCTCTAAAAAATATAATAACGTAGAGACGAGCAAAAAGAGGAATTAAGAAAATGAGTAGAGCACAACGTACTAAAAGTAGAGCAAAATTATATAATGCCCTTAGTGGTGTAAAAGAGATTACAGGAGCAGGCGGTGAATTAGCTGTAGGTTCAATTGATTTTGGGGCTGTAGCAATTCCTACAGATACCGTGACAATTGGTGATTATGTGTTTGAATTTACATTAGCTGCTTCAGAAGCAGCTGGAACTTCCGCCGGGACAGCGGCAGATCCCCATCTAGTAGCCCATGGAGCAAATGTACAAGCTTCGTCAGATAATCTTGCAGCACAAATTTTAGCTGAAACAGCGACAACTGGAGCTTGGGGTTACCTTTACCCCGATGATTCTGTGGGTTGTGTAGCAGACGGTACAGATAAAGTAACATTAACCTTTTGGCCTGGTGCATGGGCTAATGATGTAACTATAGTAGATGGCTGCGATACAGCGGGTGTAGTTGTACAACCTGTAACTGCCTCTTTAGGGGTAGACGCGCCAATAATAGATTTTAATGTTAAGCGTAATATTTTAGATACAACAGGAAGTGCATCTAATCAGGAATACTATGTTTTAGATGATGGCGAAGTTGTAGGTGATACAGCAACTATTACTGTTAAAACTTTTGCTTCTGGGGATACCCCAACAGTTCTAGGACATTTTGAAGAAATAGGTACGCCTATGGTGGAAATGGAAATGGTCACTGCAGAACCTGGTGTAACTGTAGAGTTGCTATGGACTGGAGCAGCTTGGGAACTTACAAATTATAGTAGCTTTGCAACAATTCCAGATTTTACAGCTTCAGCGTAATATCTATATTAAGTACCACTACTTCGGTAGTGGTACTTATAGGAATATATAATAATGGAACAAATATATAACATGTTGAAGTACTTAAAAGAGTTAATAGATAAATATTCTATTACTCAAAATTATACTATGGTAGATTATTTAAAAGAATTAATGCAAAGATTAAGACGCCTATTAGGTGAGGTGACTTGTAATATGACTGTATTTTCTGCACATTCAACCCTTATATATTGTAATACAGTAGGGAAAATTATAAGATGAAAAGGTTCTTAGTAGATATAATAAATAAATTAAATCCAGCGCAACCTGAGATTGTTGAAGATTTTGGGCAGCAACATGCACCTTCAGTGAACCTACGAACCAATCAGGCTGCTTATAATGTATTAGAAATTGTTAATCGTGGAGTTAACTTAATTGTTGATTCTGCGGCGGGCGTCCCTTTAGATGTCGGAGATATATTAGAGTTCAGTGATACAAGTACACGCATACGTAAGAAAAGATTAAATCAATTATTAAATTTTAGGCCAAATAATTTTTATAATGCTGACGTATTTAAGCGCAATATATTCTTAGATTTAATACTAGAAGGGGACGCTTTTTTATATTATGATGGGGTACATTTATATAATCTTCCTGCAACCAGCGTTAATACTATAGCAGATGAGAAATTTTTCATTAAGCATTATGAATATAAGGAAAAAGTTTTTAAGCCAAATGAAATAATACATATAAAAGAGAATGCTTCTGATAGTATATTTACAGGTACCTCTAGATTAGATTCTGCAAAAGCTAGTCTTAACTTACTAGTTAGTATGAATTCTTTCCAAACTAATTTTTTCGAGAATTCAGCTATACCAGGTATAATTTTAACTACACCTAATCCTTTATCAGAACGTGTTAAGAATCGATTGGTTCAGCAGTGGTCGAGCAAATATAACCCTAAGCGTGGTGGAAAACGCCCGCTAATTTTGGACGGAGAATTTAAGGTAGAATCCTTATCAAAATATAATTTCAAAGAATTAGATTTTAATGAAAGTATTGCGCTACAGGAAACAAAAGTATTAAAAGCTTTAGGAGTACCGCCTGTTCTTTTAAATTCTGGCAATAATGCTAACATTAACCCTAACATGCGGATGTTTTTTATACAAACAGTTATACCTTTAGTTAATAAGCTGACACAAGCTCTTGAGATGCAATTTGGGTATGATATTAAACCTATTACACAGAATGTTCATGCGCTACGTCCAGAGTTGCAAGATCAGGCAAACTTCTTATCTAGTTTAGTAAATTCTGGAATCTTAACTCGCAATGAAGCTCGAGAAGAATTAAGAAAGCATCCTAAAACAGGAAACGAAGACCCCGATAACATTGCAGATAATTTAATACTCCCTGCAAACGTTGCAGGTTCAGCACAAGATGCAGGGCAGGGCGGAAGACCTGAAGAAGACAAAGATGAACTAGAAGATAATAAATAGAATTTGATATAATACATGAGTAAATAAAAATTTTTAACAAAACGGCGAAAAGGGTAATTCCCCTGCCAGTATCCTAAGTACTGGCTAGTCATATAATACCCTTAGGAGGTAAAAAATGAAAACGAATAAAGAAATTGTAACTGAAATTATTAAAGACTTGGAAAAGATTGTTGGACTTAACTGGCCAATAAGAAAAGATGCTAAAGTATCAAAAGAAAAATTGATAGATTGCTGGTCTGCTTATAGAAAAGATTCAGAATATAATTTTTATAATTATACACATTCAAATAGTTTAGGTATAGCATACAAAAAAATATTTATTAATATAATAAAAAATAATATTCAATCTTGGAAAAATTATATTTTGAATTTATATAATTATAAATATTGTTATAAATGTGGAAAATTAAAAAAATTAAATGAATTTACTTTAAGTAAACATACAATGTCCAATCATGAAAGTGAATGTAAAGATTGTAAAAAAAATTATTACCAAAATAATAAAGAAAATATACTTGAAAGAAGTAAAAAGCATTATCAGAACAATAAAGAAAAATATGCTGCAAAAGATGCAAAAAGGCGAGCAGCTAAATTAAATCGCACGCCTGCTTGGCTCACTGAACAAGATTTAAAAGATATAGAAAGCTTTTATACTAAAACACAAGAACTAACAGAAGAAACTGGTATACAACATCATGTCGACCATATAATTCCTTTACAAGGTGAATTAATATCTGGATTACATGTTCCTAGTAATCTTCAAATACTCCCAGCTAAAGAAAACTTACAGAAGGGAAATAAATTTGAAGTTATATAATTTGGAGGGAATTAAATGACAAACAAAGAATATAAGAAACCATTATTTATGACAATGGGGTTTAAAGCTGCTGAAATTAATGAAGATAATGAAAAGTTAAAAATTGAAGGCTTTGCTAATACAACATCTAAGGACCGGCAAGGCGATGTAATACTTGAGGACGCCTGGAAAAATGGGGCATTATCTAATTACCTTAAAAACCCTATTGTTTTAGCATTTCATAATGCCGAAAAGCCCATAGGAGAAGTTGTAGAACATAGTATTACTTCTGCAGGTCTTCATGTTGTTGCAGAAATTAGTAAAGCTAGCGGAGAAATATATAATCTAATTCGAGAAGGAGTTTTAAAGGCTTTTTCCGTTGGCTTCAAAGTAGGGGATGCTGATTATGATACAGAGACTGATATATTTGTTATTAAGCAATTAGAATTATTCGAAATATCAGTTGTATCTATTCCGGCTAGCCCAGACTCAATTTTCTCTATTCAAAAGTCTTTGAATGAGGAAGAATATTTAGAATTCAAAAATTTATACAATAAAAATCAGGAAGACGCAATAAAAATTGCAGAACCTGATATAGGAGAAGAAAACGAGATGGATAAAGACAAAATCTCTATTACTACAGAAGAATTAAAGAAATTAGAAAAAGATGCAGTAGATAAGGCTATGGCCAAGAAAGCTGCTGATGAAGCCCGTGCAGCACAGACAACTGAAGTGATTAAGAACGTTTCTACAGAAGTTGTTAGCACCGCGGAGGAAAGAATACTGCAGGAAGTTGAGAAGAGATTAACTGAGAAAGAATCAACTTTGGAAGAAACTCTTGAAGGTTTACGTGCAGATCTTAAAGAAAAGAATGATGAAATTATTGCTATGAATAAGAGCAAGATGGAGTTCGTAACTGATTCTAGCAAGAAAGCTATTATTTCTGATACAGAAAAAGAAACTGCAGTATTAGCTGCTAAAATCATGGGTGTACCTTTAGATTCAACAAAATACTTTAAGGATGTAATTACTAAAGCTGGTGGTGCTCACGTACAAAGCTTGGGTGGATTAGATACTTCTTCACCAGAAGATTGGGAGAATTTATTCTCTACTAATCTTTATGAAGATGTTAAAGGTAAAACTATTATTGAACCAATGTTTTCTAATAGGGTTGCAATGACTTCTAGAACTTTAGTATTCCCATATAATCCAGACGCGGGGTTAGCAGAATGGGTACCAGATAGTCAGTATAAAACTGCAGGTACAGTAACAGATCCTAACTCAACCGGTGCTCTAGCTGGACAAACACATTTAGTTAAAGATAATGTTCTAAAAGCTGAAAAATTAGCTAGTAAAGAATTTATTGGCTATGAAGAAGAAGAGGATTCAATCATTGCTTTGACCCCAATTATTCGTGATGCGGTTATGCGTAGAATGGTACGTTCTACAGATATGGAGTTACTACGTGGTAATGTTGGTGCTGATTTGGGTACAGGTAATGGTTTAATTGATGGTATTTCTACATTAGCAGCAGATGCCGTTGATTATGATTATACTCAGCCAGGAACATTTGGTAGTGCTAATCCAGTAACTGTAGCTGATCTACAACAAACACGTAGATTAATGGGAGTATATGGATTAACTCCTGGCGATATTACATATATTGTAAGTCAGACTGTAATGTATGATCTTATGGATGATCCCGATTTTAGAACAATGGATCTAGTTGGGGACCGCGCTACTATTATTCGTGGACAAATTGGTTCTATTAATGGATCTCCAGTTGTAGTATCTGATTCCTTTGCTGCTTATGCAACAGGAACTGTACAGGCAGTTGCTCTTAATAGTTCTAACTACCTATTCGGTGAACTTCGTGGAATGATGGTAGAACGTGATAGAGATATTGTTAACCAAAGTAATGTTATTGTTGCTACACGTAGATTTGCCTTTAGTGAAATCGTACCTGCCGTAGATAATGGTGGCAGAAGTTCATGTGCTAACCTGGTAACTGCTTAATTTTTAGTAAGATATAATCTTACTAATTTTGGCTGTTTAATTTTGGCTTTATGTGCCGGGGCCCTCCGGTTCCGGCACTCTTTTTAGGATAATAATGGCAATACTTAATTTAAGAAATTATAAAGAGTATAAAAATATAGCAAGTAATTCAAAGGATGCTAAGCATACTAAAATTATTAATGCTGTAAATTCTTATATACCTATCTATTGTAATAGAAATTTTACAGATTATTATGCAACAGATAAAGTTGAATATTTTGATGGAACAGTTGATGAAATATATCCTAAAGAAATTCCTATAATATCTGTAACATCTCTTGAGTATTCTACGAATGCTGGTCAAAATTATTTAGCCCTAACTGAATATGCACAATTTAATATTGATTATAATTTAGATAGAATAGTATCTGTATACAGTCAATTTATAGATACAGCTTATCCAATAAATAGTTTAAAATTAACATATAAAGGCGGCTTTGAAGAATATCCAGAAGATATAGTTCAAGCCGCTGTTAGTTTAGTAGAATATTTTGATGAAGAAAATTATACTCTAAGAAAATCTTTAGCTGGAGCTAGTCAAGATAATGTTATAATACCAGATAAAACAGCTGTATTACCTCCTCATATTAGGAGAGTGTTAGAGATGTATCGAGTTATTGCTTTATAATGGCTAAAATAACCAAAACTAAAACTACAGTTAAAAAGACTACACAAGATAAAAAGAAATATGAAATAGCTCTAGAGGAAATTATTAAAACAATTAAAAAAGGACCGCCTGCCTTAAAGGCGGCGGGTATTACTAGTAATACTTTTAGAGATGTATTAAATCAATATCCTATACATTATATGCAATTAACTACTATACAAAAAGAACATTTAGATAATATAATAGCACTTAGAGAAGAAAGCTTAAGACAAAAGGAACATGCTAAAACACGGCAAGGGCTGGAAGAATTTAAGAAAGTAAAAGCTGGTGATGAGGGTGTAAAATTTAGAACTCTGAAAACCCTTAAAGAAGACTTAAATAAAACATTACCTGAATCTGAAAGAATAGGTGAATTAGGGCACACAAACTTGAGTAATGCAGGAATTTGGTATAGACTTCTAGAACAAAACTTGCCTGGGTTAGATGATGGTACTCGGGAATTAATACATAAATCTAAATTAGTATTGGATTCACTAGACGCAATTCAGCCTACTGATTATAAAATATTAAATATGTTAGGCGCTCAAAGTCAAACAAAAACTTCGAAAGCTGCAAATGTATTAGAATATGTAAAATTTTTAAATCAAAAACCCAATTATATTGAGCATAATTTAGAATACGAAAATATACAAACTGAAGGATTAGCCTCGACAAAGTTACATATAACTTCTCAAAGTACAGCCTTTAATAAATTAACAGGGTCGGCAGCTAAACATATTGGAGATGTAATACAAGGTTATAATGCTAAATTCACTACGTCTTTAGGAAAACATATACTAGGAAAAACGAATAACTTCCCGAATATAACTAGTTCTTTTGGTATTCTAAGGTATGTGGATGAACTTATATCTAATTTAATTTCGGGTAAAAAAACAAAGAAGGTAAATACAAAGAAGCGTAAATCTAGTAGAGAAAAGATTGGGGTTTTACCTAGATTAAAGAAAATAATAGCCAGATTCAATAAGGCGAAAATTAGGGAACCGTCTCCTCCGCCTCCTGAAGAGGAACTGGATTTCTTAGGGTTAATAGCTCTAATAAACCAATCCTTAGCTCAGCGGGTAGAAGATTTGATGGGCAAGTCAAAAGACCCACCTGTTAAATTAAGGTACCAAACGGGCAGGTTCGCTGAAAGTGCTAGGCTTTTAACTTTAACGCGAGAGCAGGCAGGGATATTATATGGTACTTACACTTATATGAGAAACCCGTACGACACGTTTTTACCAGGCGGGAGGCTCAATCCTCCTGAAGAGCGTAACCCGATGATTTACATAGAAGGGGCTGTTCGAGACTTAGCACAAACAATACTTAAACAAAGGTTCCCAGGAATACAGTTGGAGATGCAATAATAATGTCGAAAAGAAGTCAAATTGTGAATGCATTAGTAGAAAAGCTTAAAGGTATAGATGGCTCTACTGGATTTAATACAAATTTGTACAATAACGTGGAAAATCGTTTAAAATTCTGGGATGAGGTTAATGACTATCCTTCTGTCTATACTACTGTTGGGACTGAAACTAGAGAATACTTACCTGGGGGATTCAAGTGGGGCCACCTGCTTATTACTTTGCGAGTTTATGTAGATGATGAAAATCCACAACAGAAATTAGAACAAATATTTGAAGATATAGAAAACGTTGTAGATAGCAACGGAAATTTAGAATACAATACGAATATGTTCACGGAAGATATTAAGATACTTCGTATAGACACAGATGAGGGTTTATTAAGTCCGATAGGTGTCGGAGAGGTAACCCTACAAATAATGTACGACTTACAAACATAGATAAAGATCTAATGTAAAGAGACGTACAAAAGAAAGGAGATTAAATAATGGCACGATCACTAGCACGTAATACTAGTTTGTTTGCGACGTCCTTGGACGACACACTAACTGGTGCAACTAGTTTAAATACTTTTGAACTGAAGGTATTAGATGGATATAGTTTTAGTCAAGATGTAACAACACAAGAAGTGGGCGTAAACGAAGCAGGCACATCGCCTGTGAGGGGTACGCTCGGCTTTAATACTGCTCTTAATCCAGTAGATGTTAGTTTCAGTACTTATGTACGTTCATATTCTAATACGGAAGACACCAATGGAGATACTAGATCTGCAGCAGATTGTGTTGAAAGAATACTTTGGGCATCTGCAATGGGTGATCCAACATCTTGGGCTTATGTAATTGGAACAGATGTTGGCACAGGTCATGTTATAACAGCACAAACAGACAGTGCATTAACATTTGGACTGGGTGCATCTAATGTTAATGAATTACTATCATTAACTTTGTACTTTGTACTTGAACAAACAACTTATAAAATAACAGACTTTAATGTTTCAACAGCAGAAGTAGATTTTAGTATTGATGGTATTGCAACTATTAATTGGACTGGACAGGGATCGCGAGTTTTAGAAGCCCCGGCAGAGCATACAGCTATTGCTGCTTGGGATGCAGGGACTGAATATTTAGGAGTTCCAGCAACTACTACAAGTACTTTCTTACGTAATAAGTTAAGTACTATGGATTTAAAAGATAATGATTTAGCAACGACTCCAGCTATAGATGGAATTCAGCACTCAGTACAAACATATACATTAGGTACTGGTACTGTTTTAGAATTTGGGGCTCAAACACTTACAGCAGCTATGGTAGGAGGTAGAATTAGAAATAATACTGTAATTGCAGGTGATGCTGATGATATACGTGGGTGGGCAACTATTATTGCTATAGATGATGGTAATGATGAAATTACAGTGTCAGAAAATGTAGATGCTGATACTATTACAGGGTCTACTAAATGGACAGTTAGTAATGATGATTTAGATATATTTACAGCAGTTCAAAGTGCTGGAGTTGTATATAATATACCTATTACAGGAGCTACATTAACTCTAGAAAATAACTTTACTTACCTGACACCTGAGGAATTAGCTATTGTTAACTTACCTTTAGCAGGCTTTGCAGGAAACCGTGTAACAAGTGGTAGTTTGACCGCATATTTGAATACAGGTGCTACAGGCTCTGGTGGGTTGTTATCTGATATGTTAGCAAAGATTGAAGGCTCAGTATCAAATAACTTTGAAATTATTTTCCATATGGGAGGAGCAGCAGCAGATACTCCTAGGGTAGATTTTACTATTGCTCATGCGCAAATATCTGTTCCAACCACAAATGTGGAAGATATTATCGCTACTGAGATACAATTTAGTGGTAAGCCTTGGAGTGATTCATTAGAAGCAGGATCATTTGAGGATACTAATGAATTGGTAATTACATACGTACCACCAGCATAAACTAATAAACTAATAATAATAATACTATAAACAGAATGAGGGGGGTAAAACCCCCTCACTTTTAAAAGCAAAATTAAGGAGAACAAAATTATGGAATTAGCTAAACTTATAGTACCCAGCAAGACTGTCTGGGTAGAATATCCTGGATTGTCAGGCTTTGAAATTGAGCTTGCGTACTTGACCAGGGACGAATTGATGAAAATTCGTGATAGGTCTACGACCAAAAATTTCACCAGAAAAAGCAGGAAGGTTGAAGATGAAGTCGATAACGATATATTTCAATCTGAATACTTCAGGGCAGTAATAAAAAATTGGAAGGGATTAAGATACGAATATTTGCCCAAATTAATTCCAGTTGATTTATCTGAGGTAGAAGATTTAGAGGATGAGCTTGAGTATTCTGAAAAGAACGCTGAGGCGTTAATGCGAAATTGCTCAGAATTCGATGGCTTTGTAGGTTCTATATTGGAGGAGGTTAGTAATTTTACGAAGAGCAGTTAAATCTGCTCAACAAAAAATTACAAAACTTTTTTGATAATTCTGAGCTTAAAATGACTAAAGAACGGTATTTATTATTATGCGAACAGCTCGGCAATGAGCCAAAAGATAATGAGATCCCCGCCGAGTTTGAAGATTTTCCTTATACCGTGCAAACTGCTATAACTATATACCATATATTGAGTGATAGGTGGGATGGCTTTTCAGGAACTTACTTCGGAAAGGACTATTCGCTTCTACCATACTTAGTAAAGTTATATAGGATAGAAGATGAGTCTCAACTGCTTCAATTTTTATTATTAATAGATAGAATAATTATTGCAAAACGTTCAGAAGATCAGAAACGAAGAAATAAGAAAACCACCGGTAAAAAAAGTGGTATAAATATACAAGGGTGAAAAGGATAGCTTCCCTGCTAGTACCACTATTACTAGCTAGCCCTTATCTATAGTGGAGATATAAAATGGAAAAAACAAATAAAGAAATTATAACTGAAATTATTGAAGATTTAGAGCAAACAGAAGGGTTAAATTGGCCTAAAGCGCATAATGCAAAAGTATCAAGAGAAAAATTAATAGAATGCTGGTCTGAATATAGAGAAGGATCTGATTATAAATATTTTAATTATTATGGTAAGGGTGGTTTATGTAAAGTGTATAAAAATATATTTAGTAATATAAATAAAGAATCACGTAGTGAATTGTGGAAAACATATATTTTAAGACTTTATAATTATAAATATTGTAATATATGTGGAGAATTAAAAAAATTAGATGAATTTTACTTAGATGCAGCTAAAATATCTAAGAAACGTTGTCAATGTAAAGATTGTATGAAAAAATACAGAGAGAATAATAGAGATAAGAGTGCTACAGCAACTGCAAAGTACAGGGCAGCAAAATTACAACGTATGCCAGCATGGGCCAATTTAGAAGCTATAAAAGAAATATATATTAATTGTCCAGAGGGCTATCACGTAGACCATATAGTGCCTTTACAGGGAAACTTAGTATCAGGGTTTCATATAGAAAATAATTTACAGTATTTAAAAGCGGAAGATAATCTTTCTAAGAGTAATAAATTCAGTTTGGAAGATAATTTGGAATATTTACCTTATTTTCCTGCTAATAAGTTTGAAGTGTAAAAGTATAAAAAAGGAACAATATGACAACAGTTTCAGAACAAGAGTATCTGCTAAAAGTTGTGACTAAGGGATTAGGAGAAGCTGTAGCTGAAATAAAAACTTTAAATAAAAATATGGAAAAATCCGCCAAAGCTACAGGGAAGGCGAGTGAATCATATGAAACTCTTGGTGGCACAACGGATAAATATGGTAGAGCAATAAAGGGGGTAGGCCATTTAACCAACAATGCGACCAAAAGTTTTTCAAAAATGTCGCAAGGCATGCAATCGGGTCTAGTACCTGCATACGCGACCGTCGCCGCAAATGTATTTGCCCTTACGGCTGCATTCGGTGCACTAAGCAGAGCTGCTGATTTACAAATATTAATAGAATCTGCTGAAATATTGGCTACACAAACAGGTAGGTCGCTTGTTGGCTTAGCTAATAATATGAAGGCCATTACTGATGGTGCTTTATCTATGAAAGATGCACTTACAAGTGCATCTATTGCTGCATCTGCCGGATTTGACAATACTACTATTAAAGAACTTACACAGGTAGCTAGAAATGCTTCAGTAGCACTCGGCAGAGATTTAACAGACTCTATGAATCGAGTATTCAAAGGTGCTATAAAGGCTGAGCCCGAATTATTAGATGAATTAGGCATTATACTTAGATTAGAACCTGCAACTAATAAATATGCTGCAAGTCTAGGAAAGGCTGCTTCAGAATTAACAACATTCGAAAAGCAGCAAGCAGTTGTAAATGCAGTTTTAGAGCAAGGTCAAGATAAATTCGCTACCTTTGGTGATGTAGATACTAATCCATATACTAAATTAGCTGCAGCTTTTCAAGACATAGCTAATAGTTTAATAACACTTATAGCTACACCAATAGCTGGATTTTTAGAATTTTTTACTGAGAATACTACGGCATTAACTGCTGCAATTATTATATTTGCTAATAGTGTATTAAAAACAGCTATTCCTGCTTTAACTTCTTTAGAACGTAATATAACTGATGTTATAGATAAAGGTTTTGCTAAATTAAGTATTAGTACTGCTGTTAAGAAAATGAAAGAGGAGTTGGATGGTACTTTAAGACGCCCAGAGTTTGATAAAGGTATTCTAACTTCAATTGTAGAGGATGAAGTAAAGAATTTAGGAGAGATAGGAAGTGAAGCTGGTAAAGCTTTAGGAGCCGGTTTAACATCTATCTTAGATGATCCTTCTATTTCAGATAAAGAAAAATTTTCAAAAATTTACTTAAATGCAGATTCTGCTATTACAAGTTTAAAAAATAACACAGAGGCACTAGGGCAAGTATCTAAAGAAGAATTAGGAGCTATAGTTACTACAGCGGAAGCCGCTAAAGAAGCATTACGTAAAATGGGTGTACCTGTAAGTGTATTTAGAGAGCGTATTGCAGATTTGGGAACAATTATTAAAAAAAATATACCTTTTGCTGCAACTTTAGCAAACTCATTTAGTAATTTTGTTAAATTAACTAAAGCTGGTATATCTTCTGGATTTGCTGCAGGACTATCAGAAGGATTTAGCGGAATAACTAAAGCTGTTATACTAGCTAATTTAAAATTTGAAGAATATGCTAGACTTGGAAATGAAGTAGGTAAAACAAATCAATTTATAAATATTACTTTAATACGATTATCTGGTGTTTTTGGTACAGTATTAAAAGGTATAAATACTTTAATACCTATTATAGGTCAATTAACTATAGCTTGGTCACTTCTTAGCAGTGGATATTTATTTTTCTTAAATTTATTTAGAGATGAAGAAAAATTTGATAATATTACTAAAGCTTTTGAAGATCAAGAAAAAGCATTAAAAACAGCAGAAAAAGCAATTAAAAAATATAATATAGAATTAAAGCCTTTATTAGATACAACAGATAATGTAACTAAAAAACTAGAACTACAAAAAAATGTATTATTAGAATTAACTAATACTATGGAAGATTCTATAGATAATGTAAATGTTGAAGATTTTGGCTTCTTTGGTGCTGATTTAGATGATTTTACAGATAATATAGTAAAAATGTCAGATGCATTAAGTGATTTAGGTGCAACTGATGAAGTAAATGTTATATTAAGAGAGTTTAATAACTTAACAAACTTAAGTGCAAAAGAAGCAATAAAAGCAGGCAGAGATTTTGCTAATTTATCTAAAGAAATGTATAATTTAGCAGATGCAACTAATGAAGCTAATGAAGGACTAAAAAAAGCATTTGATGAATTACATAAAGGTTTTGAAAATATACAAGGAAGTTTGCCTACTCTAACAGGAATAGAACAAACATTTGTATCTTTATCAGAAATTTTATCTCGACAAGTATTTACTGATGCTATAACATTTGGATCAAATTTAGAAACTCTTAGGGCTTATGAAATAGAATTATTAGGAATTGGTGAGGCACAAAAGTCTTTATTAGCAATATCAGGAGCTTTAGAACATGTTGAAGGAGTAAGACAATCTCAAATAGAAGAAAATACCAAAAAAATAGCTAAGGAAGCAAAAGAAATATCTTCTATAACAAATATGTGGAAGCAAGGCGCAGAAGCGCTTAAAGCTTTAATGGATCCAGATATAACATATGAACATAGATCTATAAAGGTTATAGAGAATGAAACTACTGAAGCTACTAAAGCTATTGATGATCTTGGTAATTCTATAGAAAGACTTCGTAGAGAAGCTAAAAAAGATATTGAAATTATAACAAATGCAATAAGAGAATTAGTTGAAGAATTAAATTTATTAATAAATGCACAATTAGAATATTCTAGACAAGTTCAACAATTAGATTTTGAAAAATCTTTACCTGGCGTTAGTTTTGCAGAGAGTTTAAAATTATCTAGTAAAATAATGGATATAAATATAGCTAAATTAAAAATATTAAAAACACAAGCAGACTTAGTAAATACAGCAAATAAAAAGACTATAGAAAGTACAGAAGAAGCTATAAATAAGGTACAAAATCCTATAACAGATCATTTGGATTATGCAGAGTTTGCTAAACTTGAAAAAGATGCAGAAACAGCACAACAGACTAAGAATAAAGCATTAATAAAAGAGTTACAACTTAAATCTCAATTAGGAGATTTAGAACTTGAAATAAATAAAGTAAGAATTAATGAATTTAAAATGTTGAAAGGTTATATTATAGAGTTAGCCGCTTTAGTATCTAAAGGAATTTGGATCCCACCTGGAGCTCAAGAAGCTACAGCTAAATTAAAAGAACTTTATTCTCAAATTACAGGGTATAGTGCTGAGATATTGGAAAATAATTTTAAATCATTTTTATACTATAATGAGGCTTTAAGTAGAGTTAATGCTACAGCTTTAGGATTGTATAATCAAACAGAAGAAATAAAGCGGAGAACTGAAGCCCTTAAAGAGGAAAGTAAGGTTTTAAAAACTAATCTTACTATTTCAGATGATTTAATTGAAAGTGCGGTTAATTTAGAAATAGCAAGAACAGAAGCACAGTCAGATGCTCTTAAAGGAGCATTATATGCTAATAGGATACCTGGAGATGTAAGTAGCGGTCTTGCAATAGGTGCAGATAGTGATGAGCGCAAAAAATTAGGAGCAATTTTAAAGGAATTAGCTGTAAAAGAAGTTGAATTAGAAAAACAAAAAACAGCACTGGTAAATAAACAATTAGAACAAGAAAATATAAAAATTAAACTACAACAGGATTCTATAAGGTCTACACTTAGGGAAGGATTATTTATATCTAAAGCTAAAGAAATACAAATTAAACAAGAAGAAGAATTATTAGCTTTATCAAAACGTACAAAGGAATATAATACAGCAGGATATAAAGAACAAGAAAAACTTATAAAAGAAAGAGCTAAATTAGCATATAAAACAGATTTAAATGCAGATCTAGGAGCAGCTACTGAGTCAGCTAGAGAATTTTCAGATGTAATGGAAACATTAGCTGATAGGTTAGAAAATTTAGGAAGTTCAACAGATAAATTTAGGGCTGGATTAGTAGCTATTGCTGAAATATCTGTATTATCAGATTCAGAAACTGCAATTGGTTTATCTCAGTTAGCTATATTAACTGAAGAATTTGGATCTCAAACTGAAGAAGTTAGAAAAAGTTTTGAAGCTATGGCATTATTTGCTGCTGGTGCAGCAGGTGCATTAGCTAATGCCTTTGAAGAGGGATCTACCGCTGCAGAAACATTTCAAGTTATACAAACAGGTTTAGCATTAGTATCGGCTGTTAGAGCAGTTATGGAACAAGGTACTGGTGGTGATCCATATACAGCATTTGCTAGAATGGCTGCTATGGCTGCCGCTGCCGCTGCATTACTCAGCCAAATTAATGTCTCCTTTAGTGGGGGAGGTGGTGGATTTACTGCAGCAGAACCGGCAACTTTCCAAGATCAATTTGGAGCACAAGGTGCTCAAGGAATAGATTTACAAACTAATTCTCTAAGAGATTCTATTGATGCATTAGTAGATATAGATACAGATTTATTCGGTGTTAATAGAGACTTAAAGATTAGTATAGTTAATTTAAATAGAACTTTTGATGCTCTTGGTGCTGCTGTATTTAATCAATCTGGTGATTTCTCAGCTGGCAATATATTAGACCAATTTGGAATTCAGTTTGGTACTGAACTTAAAGGTGGATCTTTTGGCGGACTTTTTGGTAGTTCAACTAAGACAAATGAATTATTAGCTGCGGGTATTCAATTCGGAGCTACTATAGGATTAGTAGGTGATACATTAGGTGGTTCAATAATAGATGCCGATGCTTATATAACACAACAAATAACAAAAACTAAAAGTAGTTTCTTTGGTGGTAGTAAAACAAAAGTAAGAATAGAAACTAGTGTTTCAGAATTAGAACCAAGAGTTGGAAAAGCATTACAAGATGCTTTAGATATTACATTAGATACTTTATTAGGATTATTTGAATCTTTAGGTTCAGATATACCTAAATTATTGAGTGGGTTTGCCGGATTAGATATAGATGTAACAAAGTTAGATTTATCTGGTAAATCTGCTAAAGATCAGTCAGATACTATAGCAGCATTCTTTTCTAATTTAACAAATGAACTTATTGATGATTTAGTTCCAGGATTAGAGGCCTTTACTAAAGCCGGGGAAGAGCTTACAGATACATTAATTAGAATAAGTACAGAAACTCAAGAATTAAATACATCTTTTTCTACTATAGGATTAAAAATATCAGACTTTGGATTATTTGATAATATAGAAGAAGATTATAATACTTTTATTACTAATATACCAGCAGGTGTAGCTACAATTAATCAAGATATACAAGATCAAATAGATGCTATAGAAGCTACTAAATTTGTTCCGCCTGTTTTAGATACTACAGATAGTGGTTATCTTATAGATAATAAACGAATATTTGAAGCAACACTCAAAACTAAATCAGAGTTTGAAAAAAATAAACGAGAAGCAATTGCTGCATTAGAAGAAGATTTATATTCTATTACTAGTGCCGTTGTTCCTACTATAGAAGCTTTTAAAGTATTAACTTTAGCTGCATGGAATGAAGCATTTTTATCTGGTTTTGAAAATGTAGATGAAATGTCAGATATTAGTGAAAGATTTTATACTGCATTATTTTCAGAACAAGAATTAGCAGATATAGCTGTAACAAATGCCGAAGATGTTGTTGGTAAAGGAATAGCAGAATTAGCTGGTGTATTATATAAACAAGGATTTGGTGAGTTTGCAAACTTATTATCTGAAGATATGTCTACTGAAGATTTAAGAGATATCTTTGATGTTTTAACAGAAATAGGGGCTTTTGCTTCTGTAGAAGGTGCAGCACTACTTGGAATATTTGTTAGAGCTGGAGTAGCCGTTGGTGACTTAGAAATTGCTATAGAAGAAGCAGTTGAAGAAGTAAATAATTTAAATCAACAATATGAAAGACAAATTGCATTATTTGGTCTATTAGGGAAAGAATTAGATTTATTACAATTAGATTTTGATTTTGCAGATGCATTAACAGAAGCCGAAGAAACAGGTACTGATATAGCATTAGTAGAAACCTATTATGGATTAGAAAGACTACAGATTATAAAAGATTATAATGATCAAATATTAGCAGAATTTGAATCAGTATTTAGTGCAATTTCTGATAGTGTTTTATCTGTATCTAGAGATATATCTACTTGGGATGAGTTAGCATATCAAAGTGCAAAAATAGAAAAGATATTAAGTAAATTAATACCAACACTTAAAACTCCTATAAATGTACAAAGTTTATTACAAGCATATGATTTTGATGCAATATTTGAAGAGATATTTGCTTTTGAAGATATAATTACTCCAGAAAATATAAGTGAACAAATAACTTTAGTTGAAGATTTAAGAACTGCTGTAATTGCTAGATATGAAGCAGAAAAAGAAGCTATTAATGAAATTGAAGAATTAATAGAAAATTTAGAAGATTTTATTGGGGATATAAGTGATTTTATTGATAGTCTATTTGTACAAGAAATATCTCCAACAACAAGTTATGAAAAATTAATAGAGTCTGAAAGACAATTTAAAGAAGATCTTAAAAATATATATAGCAAAGATAAAGATATAGCTGCGCAAGCACGTGAAAATATACTATCTAGTGCTGAAACTTATTTAGGATTAGCTAATGAATTCTTTTCTATAGGAGATGGATTTAAAGAAATATTTGATTTTGTTGTAAAGTCTTTAAGAAGCGTAGAACATCTTACTGAAGGTAAATTAGGCAGAGTACAAAATAAAGAAGAAGACCTAGATGATATAGCAAAAGATACATTAGAACAATTAGGCGTATTAGATAATATTTTAGATGAATTAGTATCTATGAATGATATTGCTTTTGCTAATGAAGTTGAAGAAGCTGCTTTATATATAGGAGATGCTATTGGAGCAGTAGAAACTAAGTTACAAACATTAAATGATAGTACATGGGAACCTATATTACATATATTAGAAAGTATGGGTAGTTTTGAAGCAGGTGCAGAAAATGTAGAACAAAGTCAATTAGCATTTGTTCATAAAGGAGAAGCTATATTATCACAAAATAGTGCTAATTTATTACGTAGTGGTGAACTATCATTAATTAGTAAAGCCCCAGAACAGAGAGCAATTCAAGCAAACGTAGATAATAGTAATATTGTAGAAGCTATAAATATACTTACTCAAGTAGTAGCTGCGGGTAATGAAGAAAACTTAGAACAAACAGAAAAAATAGCAGAAGCTACATCTCTTATAAGTGAATATAAACCAATGAAAAGAGCTGTTTCTGTAGAGAGACTTATATAATGGGAGCAGTTGTAGCTGTTACAGATGTATTACCAGATATTACTAAAAATAGCGGTCCAGTTTGGTATCCTATAACCTATTTTACTGATAATGATGAAGATCCAGTAGGCGAAGGATTAGTATTAACTATAGTATCTCCCGCTCCTGTTGGTTGTACTGCTGTAATAGATGCATTAGGTACTAGTGTAGTAGTAACTCCTAATTATAATCATACAGGAGCAATAAGTTTTAATTATAGAGTTACAGATACGGAAGATGATAATGATGAAGTATCTGTAACTGGAACAGTAACTACAGAAGTAGTATTGCCTAATGTAGTATTACCAAATGAAGCTAATACAGAATGGTTAAGTAAAGATAATCATAAAATTGTTTTAATAGATGTTGCTTATCATGATGGTGAAACTGAAAAAGTAAAATATTTTAGTTCTTATCCTTATATAATGACCTTTAATGAAGTTCCTTATGTAAATATAATTGGTGAAACTATAAGTAATGTTGGTTATAATGATGTTATTATTAGGACTCCTATATTATCATCTCAAATGGATTCCTCAACTAATGCAGGATTAATTGAATTATTAAATGTTAATGCAGAGTTTGATGATTTATTAAATTATGCTTGGGAGGGTCATTCTATAGGTATTTACCTAGGAGAACCTTCATGGGCACGAGGTAGATTTTTACAAATATTTGAGGGTGTTGTAGAAACATTTACAGCTCCAAGTAGTGATTCATTAGCTATTAATATTATAGATAAAGCCGAAACATTAAATGTATCTATGCAAGATAAATTTATAAATACAGATGATGATTATCTTGGTACTTTATATGATAGTTCACCTACTCAACCAGTTTTTACAGGATTTACACAAGGAGAATATGATGGAAGAACTATACCAGAAGGTATAGAAAATTCTCCTGTACCTATATGCTTAGGTAAATGTTTTAATGTAACACCAGTTAATATAGACTCTAGTAATCATATATATCAAATACATGATGGTCCAATTGAAGAAATAACAGAAGTAAGAGCTAATGGAAATGAAGTGACTGATTATGAAGCTAATTTAGATATTGGATGTTTTAAGTTAGCAACATATGAATTTGATAATCCTACTATTACTTGCGATGTTATAGGGCAAGCTTCTAGATCTGCGCTAGCTCAAGTATTAGGATTATATCCATATGCTGTAACATTACATAGTGTAGCATATATAGTAGAATGGATATTATTAGAAAAAACTGCTGTTGTAATAGGTGATTTATGTACTACAACATTTCCTAAAACTGGTATAAATGGTTTTGAGACAACATGTGGGATATATATAACAGAGGAAACTTCTGTAGCTGATGCAATACGTGAAATAATGGATTCTATAAGTGGTTATTTAAGATTTTCTAAGCCACCAAGTATTGTACAATTACTAAGAATAGTAGATCCTAGTGATGGAGAAATAGCAAGTGCTGAACTTAAACAGGATCAAATATTAGAAAGAGGACTTTCTTTAGTTAATATAGAAATACCTAAAAAATCTATAAATTTAGGGTATGCAAAAAATTGGACAGTTCAAGATCCTGATGGATTAGCTGGAGTAGTAGTAGAGGATTTATTAGA